GAATGAAAATGATCCGAAGCAGCGAGCCTTTCTGATTGTTCTGAACAGTATCAACCTGGCTCTTGAGGCTAACACCGCAACAGTCAGGGAGATAAGCCAAAAACTTGAACATCTTCTTGATGACTTTACCAATCATGTAACAGAAGATGAACGACTTGTTAATCAAGGTCGTGGCGCCTGGAAGGTCGTGGCCTGGGTCATAGGTATTGCTCAAGTAATGGCAACTGGCGCTTGGGTTACACAACGAAATGAGATAGCTGACCTTACTAAGGCGGTTCAGGCTGAATTGATTGTATATACTCAGGTAAAGACAAGAGTTGATGTACTGGAAAGAACAGTAACAAGTCACATTGACGCAAGCACCAAAAAAGGACCTTAGAGTCCTTTTTTTGTTGTCAACACTTTCAACTTGTCAATCACAACATCAAAATTTACGGTGTTGAACAATCCGGGATGCAATGGTTTGGGATATTGATTATCCCCTACCCATGCATACCCACAATGCTCATCATTTAATACCGGCATAAATTCTTCATCCACTTGACAAAAGAAAGTGTGATACGAAAAAGAACGATTGGTGAATTTCTGTATGGGAATGAGCTTCGCTTCTTTCGGAAAATGCCCCAGTTCTTCTTGACACTCTCGCGCAACGCCTTCTAACAGCGTTTCCTCTGGTTCAACCTTGCCACCGGGTATTCCCCAGTTGCCTGGATTCTTTGCGTCTGTGCGTAACAGATACAGATAGCGATTTGTGTTTGCCGCGTAGAAGAATACACCGGCAGATTGATTGTTCATATACTGATTTATCGTCGGGCAGTCTCGCCCGTATTTAAATCACAATAGAATAGTCCCCGGCCGCATAAAAACCTTCCCAAGACTTCATCCATGCATTATCAAGGAAACGATACTGAACTGCAGTGGTAAGATTTGTCACATACTGAATGTCAGTCAGCAATGAACTGTCAAAGCTAACAAACCATTTTCCCAGGGTGCCGTCATATTGAATGATGTCATTTGCTCGGGCAATAAGGTCGCCCCAACCTATGGTCGTGTCTCCTGTGTGACCTATACCCTCAACGATAAGATATCGTCTGCCGTTAACGGGGGCAGGTAGCCCGGCATTCGGTCCTGTAAGCAGAGGATTGATCACGCTGTCAACAGGACTAAGAGTGTTCTGAGGCAGAGTGTCTGCATCAATAGTGTAGATCAGTAACCGATCATCATTGGGGTCAGGAACTATTGTTCCTACAATCTCAGTATCCATGTAAGGATTCTGCAGCCAGATTTGTGAGATACCGGGGCGCATCGTTCCGTACTCGTTGAGAACTCCGGACCAGTATACAGATGTGTTCGGACCAGGTGGCAAGTCCAAACTATCGTTACCCGGGTAGAAGTCTTGATTGGCCGGAAGTATTTGCAGGGCATTACTTATCAGCAGCAGCTTGTAACCGTACGGTGTAATCTTCTGTCTGGTGCCTAACAACAGATCATCGTTTTGTATGTCAGTCAGCGCGGTGCCTTTGAAAATAGAGGCGATGAACTTCTCAATGACACCATACTTCTTCAGTTTAGCCGCAGTGCTTAACCATATCGGCATGGAGAACTTCCAAGTCAACACATCGATGGGGTTACCTGAACCTTGAGGTATAGTTCGTGAGGAAAATGTCAATGACTCTTGAAAGACCACACTCAATGAGGTCCAGTCAACAAAGTTATCAGTTGATTGAATTTCCAAAGCAGGGTTGAACAGGGTTCCTAACTGCTCAACTAACTCCAGTTTTTGATTGTAGTTTGTTGTCCAGAAGTCAACTGTTATTTTAAGATTGTATGGCACCGGCATCAGACGTTCAACAGTGAATGCCTGTCCTTGGGTGGTGTCGTAAGTCTGTGTCTCACTGTTATACGCACGTTGTCTGAGATTGACCTTGTCAGAGAACGTAGGATCCTGTGTTCGCTTCTGATCATATTCAAGCCCGCTGATGTAGTACGAAATCATCGGAGCACTTGGCAAATTACTGGCACTGTTGTTTGCAATGATAGTTGCTGCTTGTCTGCTGCTGTCACCATACATCACCGGAACTCTGACCAAGATATTATTGCCTGCAGGGTCTTTGCCCCTGGTTACTTGCCAGTTAGAAAATATTTTTGCAAATTGGATCAGGAATCTGCGTATCTGATTGTCATAGAAAAATTGTGCCAAGATTAGTCCTTAAGGAATAGGGGGTAACGGATCAGGTGCCAGCATCAGCACAGATGACAATGGCTGACTTTCCGGGACATATGTTCCGTCGGTAAGTCTTGTCTCTGCTGTGTTGTTTATGAAGCCTGATAGTTGCGAAGTATCTGCTGCGGTGAATCCGGTGTCGGTTCGAACATCCGTTGATATTCGTACCCATAGCTGACTGTCCCATCTGAATAGCATCTGCGGCAGATAATCTGTACGTAGAAAATAGTCGCCGGTTTGCGGGTTAGCCGGGAATGTAATGCCGGCGCCTGTTGGCATTCCGTTTGGTGTAGCAGTTGACCCTGTCAAGTAACCTGCCGTATAATTAAACGACAGCGGTGTGTATCTGGCGATGTATTGGTATCCCGGATCACAGTCTGCGCGATAATCCATATCAGCAGTGATGTTGCCGATGAATCCTGTTGCTGCTGGATCCTGATCAGCAGTGGCGTAGGTGTTGTCCGCGGTGCCGTAAGGTCCGGTAACAGGTCCCATTGCACGTACGGATAGCACCTTGTCACCCGTAACTGGCCCGGAGCCTGATCCAATCTTGACCGGGTCCATAGTCATTGCTTGTAGTGTCATCTGAAGGAATGCATCTATGTCAGTTCCTTTAGGCAGCCGGAGAGCCGGGCTGGCTGTCTTATATCTCGGAGACTTCATCAAGACTATCGTGCCGGTCACTGTTGGTCCGCCTATCGGCACTATAATATCATACGGTGGCGCCGGTTGACCTGGTTTATCAGACTCGGGACCATACTTGGGCACGATGTATAGTTTTGATGTGTCGTAACCTGCCTTAGGCAGTTGTCGAGCGGCTTCTGCGAGTACCGCATCATTAATCTCAATGTTCTTGTTGTACGTTGACAGAATATCTTTAAGATTCTGTTGTGTGTCCAGAGTCCAATACACAGGATCAGGTGGCATTATGCCAGCCGGGACAGGTTGTATTGCAGTGTAATTCTTGTCGCCAAATGTAATAATATATCCCGGCGTATAAGCAGTCGTTGACGACCACTGTCCAAGATAATTATCTGTGCTTATAGGTTGAGTTAGGATCTGACTGAACTCTTGACTGTTGACCAGAGGCTCACACTTGACACGCCACAGATGCGGGAACCAAGTTGGCGAGAAACCCTCACTTGCATAGTTCCCGTCAGTGACTTGATAGAAGCGTCTAAGTGACGTTGGAATCTTGTCGTTCAGCGGATTGTAATCCAGTAAATGAGGAAGCTCCAGAACATCACCGACCATCAGCTTGCGGCCGACTAACTCAATCATGGTGTTGTAATGAATGGTGATGAATAAAATATCGTTGTTCAGGAACAGTCCGAACTGACTCAGATCGAAGTCCAGATTCTGAACGTTGTAGTGCCCACGAATTCTGATAATGTCAGGCTCGTATGTTCTGTCTCTGTTTTCAAGGAACAACAGATCCTGAATGTGGGTTGGGTCAAGACTATCATACTGGGGCTGAGTAGGATCAGTAGACGGTCCTTGATCAGTGGGGCCTAAATACTTGTGCAGATACAGATCAGTGGCGCCAGCTTGGAATTGCTCGGCTACTGTTCGATCAATGAATCGGTAGTCGTTTGATTTTTCGGGACGGTATAAACTTAGACGGGGCATAGTTATATTTATCATTCCACCACGGTTGACAATAAACCCAAAATCTGCTATAATACGGGTTACTGAAAGAACATCATGGAACCCGAAATCAAAGTCACCCGAATCAAGAATCGTTGGCATGCCCGACTGATTGAAGATGGGCGCGTACACTCCGAAATGGCGTGTGCCGAGCGCGAAGATATCGGCTACATCTGCCGTACTCTGTTGCGTTGGTACGACAAGT